AACGTAGCAACTGCTGGTATCTTCGACCTCGATGTTGACTCAAACGGTCGTTGGTCCGTTGAGAAGTTCAAGGGTCTTCTGTTCCAACTGGAAAGAGATGCCAACGCAATCGCACAAAGAACTCGTAGAGGAAAGGGTAACGTTATCCTTTGTTCTGCTGACGTTGCTTCTGCTCTGACCATGGCTGGTCTGCTGGATTATACTCCTGCTCTCAATGCCAACCTGAACGTTGATGATACTGGCAATACTTTTGCTGGTGTCCTTAACGGTAAGTTCAGAGTTTATATTGACCCATTTGCTGCCAACCTTGCTGCTGAGCAGTATTATGTTGTTGGTTACAAGGGAACCAATCCTTATGATGCTGGTCTGTTCTATTGCCCTTACGTTCCTCTCCAGATGGTTCGTGCTGTTGGTCAGGACACCTTCCAGCCCAAGATTGGATTCAAGACCAGATACGGTATGGTTGCCAACCCATTCGCAGAAGGCACCAGTGCTGGTCTGGGAAGAATTCAACAGAACACAAACCGTTACTACAGAAGAGTTCAAATCAAGAACCTTATGTGAGCCATTCACAAGTTTCGGGGAGGGTCTTCGGACCCTCTTTTTTTATGCAAATAAATAGTTAAAAACGCAAAATTATGACGAATAGTACTTGGAGTGGGCAACCATCAAATAAAAATTTCCTATCACCAACTGGGTTTAAGTTTAACCTGAATAAGGCACCCAAGGTTGATTTCTATTCCAATGCTGCGAACATACCAGCAATATCTTTAGGATCTGCAATCCAAACAAGGTATGGAAAAAATATTGATGTCCCTGGAGATAAGATGAGCTTTGGGGATTTCAATTTAAGATTTCTAGTTGATGAAAATCTAGAGAACTATTTGGAAATATGGAATTGGATGACTGGTTTAGGATTTCCTTATAGTTTAGAACAGTATGATGACCTGATGAAATCTACTAAGATTTCTAATCCAGAATCAAATAATTCAACTGAATTTTACGAACAATCAGATGCTACATTGCAAATTTTAAATAGTAATTTCAATCCAACATTTTCAGTCAAATTTACAGGGATGTATCCTACTTCATTATCATCTTTGGAATTTGACGCAACAGAAGAAAATATTAATTATTTTACAGCACAAGTTAATTTCAAATATACTTATTATAAAATTATTCCGAATTTATGATTGACCTTGAAAAAATTCAAGAGATGTGGAAAGAAGATTCTCAAATCAACATTGATGATCTTCACAACGAATCCTTAAAGGTAGCATCTCTACACTCAAAATATTATGAAATTTACAATAATGTTTCCTTGTTAAGAAAAAGATCAGAACTTCAGTACAAGCAGAAGAAGTTAGAACGATACAATTACTACAACGGTAAATCTGCTCCAGAAGTTTATAAAGAAGAACCATTCCCTTACAAAGTAAGAGATAAAGAAGGTATGAATAGATATCTGGAAGCAGATCAGAAACTATCAGATATTTTTATGAAAATTGAATATTATGATATAATATTAAAATATTTGGAGGAAATTATAAAAATGATTTCCAACAGAACTTATCAAATTAAAAATTCAATTGACTTCTTAAGATTCCAATCGGGAATGTAATATGGCAGATCTTATTATATCCAAGAAAAATGAAATATATTTAAAAGTAGAATGCGAACCTCATATCAAATACGAACTGAGTGATCAATTTACTTTTGATGTTCCTGGGGCAAAGTTTATGCCACAATTCAGGAGCAAGCATTGGGATGGAAAAATTAGATTATTCAACGTTCAAACTGGAGAGATCTATGTTGGACTATTGGATAAACTAATTACTTTTTGTGATAATCACAACTATAAGTTTGAGTTCAAAGAAAACAAATATTATGGATTTCCTGGAGAAGTAGATTCTACTATTTCTATGGAGGGAGTGAAAGATTATATGAAAAGTATATGCTCTCACGAACCAAGAGATTATCAAATACAAGGAGTTTATGATGCATTAAAATATAAAAGAAAGTTAATTCTTTCTCCAACTGCATCTGGAAAATCTTTAATGATTTACTCTGTGGTTAGATATTTTGTCGAGAAAGGAAAGAACATACTCCTCATAGTCCCTACTACATCACTCGTAGAACAGATGTATAAGGACTTTGAAGACTATGGATGGAACTCCGAAGCATATTGCCACAAAATCTATGGTGGGATGTCTAGAGAGGCAGAAAAACCAGTTACAATATCTACTTGGCAATCAATATACAAATTAGATAAATCTTATTTCCAAAACTATGATGTAGTCATTGGAGATGAGGCACATCAATTTAAATCTAAATCTCTAATCAGCATTATGGATAAACTTCACGATGCAAAATATAGATTTGGATTTACTGGTACTTTAGATGGATCTCAAACTCATAAACTAGTTTTAGAAGGATTATTTGGACCAACGTATAAACTTATCAAGACTGATGACCTCATTAAAAAGGGTTATCTATCTCAATTAAAAATTAAAGTCCTTCTTCTATCTCATGACGATAATGAATTTAATGATTATGAAGAAGAAGTTCAATATTTAATTGGAAACGGTAAAAGAAATAATTTTATAAAAAATTTAGTTTTGGATTTAAAGGGAAACACTCTTGTATTGTTTAATCGTGTTGCAACTCATGGTCAACCATTATATGAACTCATAAATAAGAGTGCCAGTGAAAATAGAAAAATATTTTTTATTCATGGTGGAGTGGATACTGAAGAGAGAGAATTGGTAAGAAAAATTACCGAGGAAGAATCCAATGCGATTATTGTTGCTTCTTATGGCACTTTTAGTACAGGTATCAATATTAGAAACTTACACAATATTGTCTTCGCATCACCTTCAAAATCTAGAATAAGAAATCTCCAATCAATTGGAAGAGTTCTCCGAAAGGGAAAAGAAAAAGTATCAGCAACCTTATATGATATTGCTGATGAAGTTAAATACAAATCAAAAAGAAATTATACTTTAAATCATTTGATTGAAAGAATTAAAATTTACAATGAAGAAAACTTTGATTATGAAATTATCACCATCAACTTCAAAACAAATGGAAGAAGACTTTTATGCAACAATTAAATTAGTATCAGGAGAAGAGATATTTTCCTTGGTATGCATTAGTGAGGAAGATGATAGAAGATTTTTGATACTGGATAATCCAGTTATTATTACTCCTATTCAATCTAAATCCAGTCGTACTATGGGGTACAAAGTTGTTCCCTGGGTTAATATCTCTGATGATGAAATGTTTATTCTTAACTTTGATAAAGTACTTACTATGACTGAAATTAAGGATGCAAACATAATATCAATCTATAAAAGATTTAATCGTCCAAGTGCTCAAGTACAAGTAACCAAGCAAATGGGTCTCATCTCTAAAGTTGATTCTGCCAGAGAAACCTTAGAAAGACTATATAAAAGTAATTAAAGATATAACTAATCTTGAAACCCAACAGAGTGATCCTACTCAAGGTTTCGTTTTCTGTCAAGCACTTGTCAAAGGACTAATTTTAGAGTAGAGTATCAGCAATGTTAGGATTAAAAAATTTAATATGTTTTTAAAAGTTATGGTTAAGGAAAGAAAAAGATCAGAACATTATGTAAGCAATAAAGACTTCCATCAAGCTCTGGTTGATTATAAAAAACTTGTAGATGAAGCAAAGGATAAAAATCTACCAAAACCAAAAATTCCAAATTATATTGGGGAATGCTTTTTGAAGATTGCTACTCACTTATCATATAAACCGAACTTTGTGAATTATATGTTTAAGGATGATATGATATGTGATGGAATTGAAAATTGTGTTTTATACATCCATAACTTTGATGTGACTAAAAAGAATCCTTTTGCCTATTTCACTCAAGTAATTTACTATGCCTTCTTGAGAAGGATTGCAAAAGAAAAGAAACAACTAGAAATTAAAACAAAAATTATAGAAAAGTCAGGATTTGAAGAAGTTTTTAGTGCAGATAGTTCTGATGTTGGATATGATCACGGCAATATGAATAGCATTAAGGATGGTATCAATTATAGATTTACATGATTTTGGAGATTGCAAGTGAAGGTTTGTCTAATTACTGATACCCATTTTGGATTTAAGAAAGGGAATAAAATATTTCATGATTATTTTCAAAAGTTTTATGAGAATGTTTTTCATCCATACCTAATTAAGAATAATATTAATACGGTTATTCATTTGGGAGATTCCTTTGATAATCGTAAAGGTATTGATTATTGGTCCCTGAAGTGGGCACAGGATATATTTTATGATACCCTAGAGACATTAGGAATTACTGTTTATAATATTGTTGGTAATCACGATATCTATTATAAAAATACAAACTCTTTAAATTCATTAGAATATCTTCTACAAGATTACGATAACGTAATCAAAATATCTTCACCGACAGAAGTTAATATTGACGGACTTGACATTTTATTTTTACCCTGGATCAATCAAGAGAATGAAAAAACTACTTTCAACCTTATTCAAAACACAACTTGCCCGTGTGCGATGGGGCACCTTGAGTTCCAAGGATTTAGAGTTAATAAACAAATCATCATGGAGCACGGTCTGGAGAGCAAACTATTTGACAAGTTCCAACGTGTCTTCTCGGGACACTTTCACACTAGATCGAACAACGGAAGGATATTCTACGTAGGAAACCCTTATCACCTCTTCTGGAGTGATTTGGGAGACCCTAGAGGGTTTACTGTGTTCGATACTGATACTATGGAACACGAGCATATCAATAATCCATATGATATTTTTAAAGTTATTGAATATGATGAAGATAACCTAAATGAAGATCTTAATGAATACGAAAATTGCATCGTAAAGGTTGTTGTAAAAAATAAAAACGATCAAAAGAAGTATGAGAAATATCTTGATAAATTAGTTAAATGTAATCCATATGAATTGAAACTGATAGAATCTTGTATAATTAATACTAATATAGAACTGCCAGAATCTAATGCCGAATCCGAGGATACTTTATCTTTACTAAAACGGTATGTAGATGAATCTGAAGTTAGTTTAAATAAGAATGAGATTAAGAGATTAATCAATTCAATATATCAAGAGTCTTATCAGATATAATAATGTATATTCTTACTCTGGCATCAAATCAAAATGAAGGAGCATTTGCCATCGAAGATGAGTATGGTGATAATGTCCTGATGATTTTCGAAGAATATGATGATGCTGAAAGATATATTTCAATGTTGGATGAATTGGATTATCCTGAAATGGAAATCACAGAAGTAGAAAGGGAAACTGTAATAATTGCTTGTGAAACATTCAACTATGAATATGTTATAATTACTCCAAATGATCTAGTTGTTCCTCCAAATTATGATAAAATTTCAAAAAATTCGTTATAAAAATTTATTATCTTCTGGTAATTATTGGACTACTATAGATTTACTGAAGAACAATTCCACATTAATTATTGGACAAAATGGAGCAGGAAAAAGTACATTACTGGATGCCTTAACTTTTGTTCTATTCAATAAACCTTTTCGGAAGATAACCAAAGGTCAACTAGTAAACACTGTAAATGAAAAGGATTGTGTAGTTGAAATTGATTTCTTGGTAAACGCAGATCAGTATAAAATTATAAGAGGAATAAAACCTAGTATATTCAAAATTGAAAAGAACGGAAAGTTATTGGACGAACTATCGTCTTCTACCGATCAGCAAAAATGGTTGGAGCAAAATTTATTAAAACTAAATTATAAATCTTTTACTCAGATTGTAATACTCGGGTCATCAAATTTTGTTCCATTTATGCAACTTTCTTCTCAACATCGTAGAGAAGTGGTCGAAGATTTACTAGACATCAAAATATTTTCTTCGATGAATGATGTCACTAAAAATAAAATTAGGAGTTTAAGAGATGATATCAAAGAAACTGAATACAAAAAAGAAAATATTGAAGATAAAATTGAATCACAAAAGGCACTCATTGCTGAACTTGAAAACAGAAACAAGGAAGATGTTGAGGAAAAGGAAAGAAAGCAATCTGAAATAGAATTAGAAGTATCTCAACTTCAAGATAATATTGCTGAGAAACTTTCTTTTGTATCTGATAAGCAGGATGAATTGAAGGCAGTATCTAAATCACAAACTAAAATTAAAAAGTTAGACATACTAAAAGCAAAATTACTTCAAAAGGTGTCTAATTTTACTGAAGATTGTGACTTCTTCGAGAATAATGATACTTGCCCTACCTGCACTCAATCTATTGAAAATGAATTTAGGTTAAATAAGATTGCTAGTATTAAAGGTAAGCAAGATGAATTGAAAGTTGCTTGTGAAGAACTTGAAACTAATATTCGTAATGAGAAAAAAAATGAATCTAAATTTCTAAAAATATCAGATGAAATTACCAAATCCAATAGTCAAATTAGTTTGGACCAAATTAAAATATCTCAATTGGAGAAACAGAAGAAAGAACTCCAATCTGAAATTCAAAGACTTATCACCAAAAGCACAGGAACTAATATTGAGTATGAAAAACTAAAAGGATTTGAGGTTAAGTTAGATGAGATTGTAGAAGAGATTTGCTCTAAAAAAGAAGAACTATTAAATTGCGAGTTCATTCATCTACTACTTAAGGATGGGGGAGCAAAGACTAGTATCATTAAAAAGTATATTCCGATCATCAATCAGAACTTAAATAAGTATCTTGATTTGATGGAATTTCCAGTAAACTTTACATTGGACGAAGAGTTTAATGAGAAGGCATTGAACCCAATATATGAAGACTTTTCATATGATTCCTTTAGTGAAGGTGAAAAAATGAGAATTGACCTGGCACTACTTTTCACCTGGAGGGAAGTTGCTAAAGTTAAAAACTCTGTAAATACTAACCTACTGATTCTCGATGAAGTATTTGATAGTTCATTGGATGAATTTGGAACTGATAACTTTACTAAAATTATTAAATATGTTATTAAAAATTCTAATGTCTTTGTGATTTCACATAAGAAAGATGAATTGGAAGATAAATTTGAATCAATATTATCCTTCCAGAAACAAAAAGGATTTGGGGTACTGCTTGACTGACCCCTTCAGATTTGATAGACTGTTTAAGAGATACTTTACTTTACTATGAATGATGATTTTATTTCGATTTCTAATTTTGACTTTAAGGAGGAATCTAAAAATTTGAATAACTTTTGGAAATATAATGAGGATAAAATCCTCAAGCAGTTGGAAGAATATATTAAGTCTACGTATGGACAGCATTATGTTGATAGAACTGGAGGTGGCACAGAACAGACTCTAGACAAAATTAAACATAATCGTAGGGAAGGTTTTTGTGCTGGGAATGTTACCAAATACATCGACAGGTATGACACTAAGGGAACTCCTCGTGCCGACTTGTTTAAGGTCCTTCATTACACTATTCTCCTCATCAATCACCTCAATCTCATTGAAAATAAATGAAACTATCAGCACATACAATTAACATCCTCAAAAACTTTTCTACAATTAATCAATCTATTTTGATTAAATCTGGTTCCAAAATTAGAACCATTTCAATTCTTAAGAACATTTATGCTGAAGTTGAAGTTACTGAAACATTTCCAAAAAACTTTGCAATTTATGATCTCAATGAGTTTTTGAATGGAATTGAATTGCACCAAGACCCAGATCTGGATTTTGACAATGATTCATATGTTCAAATTAAAGAAGGTAAGAGGAAAGTTAAATATTTCTATGCAGATCCAGAAGTAATTGTCTGTCCCCCAGAAAAGGAAATCGAACTCCCATCTCAAGATGTTTGTTTCCAAGTGGAGCATTCTCAACTGGATAAACTTAAGAAAGCAGCAGCAGTCTATAAACTTCCTGACTTGTCAGTGATCGGGAAGGATGGTACGATACGTATTGTGGTTCGAGATAA